ATGACGACCCCCCGAAATGCTGCTGAAACCAGGCACTGCCGTCGCTGCGAGAAGGCGAAGCCGCTACGAGAGTTCCACAAGATGCGGAAGGGTCTGCGTCAGACCATGTGCAAGCCATGCCTGACAGCGATCAACAACGGCGACGTGTTCACCATGAACAGCAGCGAGGCTGCGAAGTTCATGGAGCGCATGGAGGCCGGAGAAGCGCTGCGCACCCTAATTGGTGGATATCCGGGCTCGATTTGCGGGCGGAAGGCGTTCTTCAAGCATTGCGAGATGAACCCCGAGTGGGGCGCCAAGGCGATGGAGCTAGCAAAGATCAACCGCCGGGCGCGTATTCTAGACGGTGTCGTAAAGCTCCGCACCAGCCGCACCGCGTGTGGCAATGGGCACCCGCTCACGGCGGAGCTCACCCAGCGAATGCTTGAAGAACGGCGCTGGGACGCCAGGTGGTGCGAGCCATGCATGCAGAAGTGGCACGGCGTTGGGCGCTACATTGCAGAGGATGCGACCGAAGAACCTCCCGTTCCTGCCGGCTTTCTCAAGCTGGCCGGCCCGCCATGCATCGTGCCCGCAGACGTGACGCTGATCGAGGAATGGCTGCGCAAGGGCGTGTCTATCAAGAAGCTGTTCAGGCCCAGCGACATGGTTAGGTTCCGAAAATTCCGTCGAGCCAATCCAGAGTGGGAGGCCAAATGGAAGCCGATCATCGACGCCAACGGCGTGCGCGTAGTGGCGACAGCGGCACGCAAGCTGTGGAAAAGCAGAAACATCACGCACTGCAAGCGCGGCCACGAACTGACGCCGGAAAATAGCTACGTCAAGGCCGCCGGAACGCGCCAGTGCAAAACTTGCCAGAACGATTTGAAGATCAAGATCGGTGCGCCGGTCACCGACGAGGCGATTGATATAGCAGAACGCGCTCTGCTCAGCGGCATGAACTTCAAACAGATCACAACGCCGATGGATGGTCGCAGATCGATCCTTTCGCCCTATCAATTCCGGACGTTGCGGCTCACCAGGCCGGACGTAGTCAAGCGTCTGGGGCTTGCTGTCCGTAATCCCGTCACCATCAGCAGGATAGCCGCCGGGATGACGATTGTGCCGATGCCGGTGCGATCCGCTGAGCTGGGCCAGCAGCCGATGAAGGAATTTAAAAGCGCCGATATCCCACTCTACTTCCCCGAGCCTGGCGATTTCGAGTGGTTCTACAGCCTAACGCCGCGTTGGCTCAGCCCGAACGACCGCAAGGAAGTCGTCAGCAACATCTATCTCGCGCTGGCTAACCGGGAGGTTCGGAAAGAGGACGTTCCGAAGAACATCAAGAAATACGTCACCCAGCACACCAATCTGCATCCATTCAAGGCATACGGGGGGATCAACTCCGCACTGCCCATGGACGAGCCGATTTTCCTGGACGGCAAAAAGACCCTGGCAGAGGAGCTACATATCGGCTTGTGGTCCGAGGAGTCGATCTATGCGTGACGCGCCGGCCTACCTGGACGGCACAATGTTCCGAGGTGAGACCGTTTCTGAACGACTTTGGGATCGGCTATAATTGTTCGAGCAGTTGCATCGGGCGGCGTCGGTGCCGCCTGATGCGATCTCGTTGGCGGATTGGGCCCATCTATTTCACTTCCCGCAACTCTCTTCGAATTGCGCCTGGCGGCCGCGGGTCAGGACCGGCCAAGTTCCAGATGAGGCCTTCTAACTCATCTAGCGGCATATGAAGACTTTTCGCGATGTCGTTCTTTGTGGTCCGCTCCGACCAAAGCTGCGCAAGAAGCTTTCGCCAGATAATCGACGTTTCGCGCTCGATACCCTGAGGCTCACCAACGCGATAGCCGCGCCGACCGAGATCGATGCAGGTCGATTTATATTGCCACTCCGAAAGAAGGCCCAATGCATTTAGCCGATAAGCCAGAGCCATCGCGGAGACGCGCCAGCGCCCTTTGATAGCTAATATGGACTCGACATTAATCCGGCGCGGAGCGCGCGATCGAACATCCTTTGCCGGCATCAAGAATGCGGATGCAAAGCTGTTTGCTTCTCTCTCGGCCGATCGTGTCTCTTTCGGATCCCCATGCTTGTGCATGACCAAATGCCCAAGCTCATGAGCCGAATCGTAGATGCTGCTCTCCGCGGTTTTGAAGTTATTGAGAAATACAAATGGCTTCTCATCCCGCCAGAAGGAGAATGCGTTCACGGAGGCCGTGTTCTCAGAAAGTGAGAATAGACGAATACCTTGCGTCTCAAGCAGCGCCAGCATGTTGCTGATCGGTCGCTCTCCCAGCCCCCAATACTGCCGTAAAGCGATAGCAGCGGCTTCGGGATTGGTTTCATAGCTAAGGTCAAGCAAGTTCGGCTTTGGCAAGCTAAACCGCTCCTCGACCCATCGGCCGAGTTCTAACCCAAGACAACCAGCCGAGATCGCTGCGTCACGCTCCTTCGCGCTCATCTTCGAGAAGCTACGAAAACTCACTGCGTCTGTATTGATGTCTTCCGGCTCGCCATCCGAAAAGAAATCAACTGGAAAGCCGAGTGCCTTCGCCAGTTTCTCAACCGTCGCTTCATCGGGAGGATTGTTGCCGTTTTCTAGACGCGAAATCGTATCTGCAGCGAGACCCGTCATTTCTGACAATGCCTTCGCCGTCAGCCGCCGTCGCATCCGCGCAAGGCTGAGCCTTCGAGGATTAAACATACTCGTAGCCTTATTTACTTGCGAGCGATCTGAGGCTCGAATTCAACAGCTACGTCAGTAGTATCGTCATCGATATTAACGCCGTCCTCACCTGCACCCCGCGACAAATAGATGCGCTCAAGCGCGGCGATGAACGTTCCGCCCTTCACAACAGGTCTCGTGAGCTCGGCAGCCCCATTCTGATCAACCATCAGATAATAAAACCGCCACTCGCTAGCATCTCGAGCGGCATACTGCGGAAGTTCTCCGCCGAACAAATCGGCCCCGATGGCGCGCTCAGCCCCCGCCCCTTTCTTTGTACGCGGCTTGGGCACATGAAAGCTGTTGCAGGCCAAATCGACGTTGGAGAAAGCCACCTTAATCTTCAGTTTGTCGTTCTTGATGGTTTCGACGCCATCCGAACGATCAAGCATCCAGTCACCACCGACAAATCGATCGCGGAGCGCCCAGGTGCCTCCGTGGTACGAGTAGGTTCCGGCAGCGTTTGCTGCGTGGAACGCCGTCGCGTTTGCGCTTTCGCTGACCGCCGCGTCGCGAGCCTCCAGCAGCCCCTCTTTCGTGAGACCAAGTTCCCTGAGCCGTGGCTCGATTTCCCACGATTCCTGCAGAATGCTAGTTTGGATGGCTTCCACGAATCAGGCTCCATGTCGATTTTTACAACCTACTTGTAGGTCAAAAAAATCGACATTGCAAGCAAGGCCTTCGGAACCATTACCGCTAGTGTGTATTAATGTGTTGAGCTTTCAGCAGAAGTGTGTATCAATACACATATGAAGTCAGCGGATGTCATCAGGGTCCTGAAGGACGATGGGTGGAGGCCAGTGGCCCAAAAGGGCAGCCACATCCAGTTCAAGCACCCTACAAAAAGCGGACGAGTGACGGTTCCGCATCCGAAGCGAGACATCCCTATCGGCACTTTGAGGAGCATCGAAAAGCAAGCCGGGCTGAAACTAAAATGAGATCGCAGGTGGGGCATCGCGCCCAGATCCCAAGGAGGGGAGAATAACATGCGACACTACATTGCACTGATCCATAAGGATGCGGACAGCGACTATGGCGTATCGTTTCCGGATCTCCCTGGCGTTGTAACTGCCGGAACGAATTTAGATGATGCACGCGCCATGGCAGCGGAAGCCTTGGCTCTTCATCTAGAGGGTATAGTGGAAGACGGCGAAGCCGTTCCAGAGCCCTCCTCTCTCGAGGAGATCATGGCAAATGCCGAGAACAGAGACGGCGTTGCTGTTCTGATTCCAGCACCAGTTGAAGAAGTGAAGACTGTGCGGGTGAACGTTACCCTTCCCGCTGACGTTCTTAGCGAGATCGATCACTACGCTGAGCAGCATGGCTTCACGCGTTCTGGCTTCCTTGTTCAAGCAGCAAAGAAAGCAATCGCTGCTTAGACATAAATTAGCTCGGCACCCGCGGCACCGAGCGCTACCAGAAGGTACCAAAATGGCAGACAATGGATTTGAAGCGCGAGAATTATCAGTAGTCGGGGTCAGCGAACTCGCCTTGTTTTTCACGGACAAGAAGCCTGCCGGCGGCGGCAAAATCACGATCGTGCTGAAGGCTTCCGATGGCGTGCAAGATGGTCCGCATGTTGAGATCCACACTGGAACGAAGATAAACGAGCAGATGACCCTAAAGGAGTTTCAATTGGAGCACTTCGAGAGCGCGCTCCAACTCTTGAGACGGATCGCTCGAGAAACACCGGAGTCTCTCCGTGATAAGTGGCTCGAATTGATGAACCGGGAAGAGTCATAAGCGGCAGCCGTAAAGATGGCCGAAGGTGATGGCGTCCGGATCATCAAGCACAGCACTGAGCGCATTCCGGACAGCGGTAGCTTTGAGGTGAAGCTTTCGGACAAGAGCTATTATTTTTACTGGGACGACAACGCGGAGCGTCGGTCCGTCCGCGGCGTGAACGACAGCCACCAGGCGCTAGAGAAGGCAAAGGCGTTTGCCAAACGGCATCGCGGAGATGCTGAATGAAGTACGTCGGCGACCGCCCCTATTCCGACCCCGAGAAAGCCGCCCGTAGGCTCATGGAGCACGCCCGGGCGTTCGAGCCGATCCAGGACGGCCGCATCTACATCGAGAAGATCAACTATCCGATGATCTACCAGGACAAGGCCACGCCGGCCGAATACTGGGCCGGCTTGCAGTACGCCAAGGATCAGGGCTGGATCGAGTACCACGAGAGCGGGACGTTCGTGAGGATGCTGCAGGCGGGCAAAGACCTGTTCGCCTGACACGAAGCTAGTACGGTCCGAAAATCATATAGAGAAGCATCGTTCCCACAATGGCCGTCCAGCCGATCGAAGCGGCAACAGCCCACACCTGCACTGACATTGCACGGCCTCTCTAAAATCAATAAAGCAAAACGAAGAGGCCGCTGACGCTGGACAGCGACCTCTTGGACCCGATCTCAAATGAACGTCTTGGAAATAAAATCGCCGCCGAAGGTCCGTCCCGAATAGACGACGAATTCGAAGCGCAGTGAAGCCAAAACACGCCCCATACTGAGCGGAACTATCGTGACGTTGCGAGGACGACACACTTTCTCCCCGCTGGCCGATGCTCCTCAGGGGCAAGGCAGTCCATTGTTCGGCGGGTTGCACATGCAGCCGCCCTTGCAATTCTTGTAATTTGCCTCGCGCTGCTTGTAGCAATCTCTGACCGACTTCTTACCGAGTGATTTAGCAAGATTTGAACCGCAGGCCTCGGTCATTTTCCCCCGCTCGCCTTCGCAGTAATCGAGGCAGGCCTGCCGGGTTACTTGGGCCGACGCGATAACCGGCATCGTGAGAGTTGCGGCAGCGAACGCGAGCGCCAAAATAACTTTCATCAAAAATTCCTCCCAACAATCTAAGCTGCAAAAGAGGAGCCTAACACGTCCAGGTGTTGGCTGTCTCCATTCCGGGAGGCCGCCCAGACCAAGCGATGGCGGAAATAAAAAACACCGGCGCCGAAGCGCCGGTGTTGAAGGTACGGGACGTGTAGCGCGCGTCCCTTGCCAGCATCATCCGCAAGCTCACCTCGTGGTGCAATGCGTCAATAGATCTAGGAGGATTCGCAAAACCAGTCCCGGATACCTATCTTCCGGGCATGCCGATAACCCGAAAGCCGCTAGAAATCCCGCCCGAGGTGGCCCGCCAGTTCGCCGCCAAAATGGAGCTGTTTCATGCCGAATACAGCCCGCTCAAGCGAGACATGATCGCCGCGGACACCAGGCACTTACTCCTTCAACACATGCCCAAGGGTACTAAGCTGCGGCTTGCAGATGTCCACGAACTATTCGAGCTGATGCGATGACCGCGCCCCGCTGTATCCTCTGCGATGATACAGGCTGGGTTTGCGAGAACCACCAGGACCAGCCGTGGATGGGTCCGCATGCCTGCAGCTGCGGAGGTGCTGGCGCTCCCTGCCCTAAGTGCAATCAGGCGGATGATGGTGACGTACCGCGGCTGCCTGAAGGTTTCGAGCCAGAATAGAAAACAAGCCCGAAAGCTCGGGCCCCAGCTACCGCCGATCCAGCCGATCCGGCGGATTCTTTCGCCATTCGCGCCACTCTTGAAGCGCGATGCAAATGGTGAGGATGGAAAGCACGACCATGAAGGCCGCGAGCCACTTGATCCAAAAGAAGCTCAATGCAGACCTTTGGTCTGGATCAGGCCGGTCAGCGTCTCCGACGCTTGCCGCAGCAGCTTCGTTGCCTCTTCAAGTTTGGCCTGCACCTCATGGAGGCGGCTCTCCTGGCTTGAAAAGTCTTTGTCTCCTCGCCCGTCATCAGACCAAACGCGGCGGAATTGGTTGAATACCTGGATCATTTTTTTGCTCTGATCTCGTTCACGAGGGCAATAAGCGCCGTTGCATTGCCATGTATCGCCTCAGCGATCCGGTCGGCCGCAGCAATACGTTCGTCGTAGCTTTCGGTCAGAAGGTTCTCCAGCAACTGGATGCGAGTGTCTTTTTTCTCTTCCCGCTTCTCCGACTTCAGCAGCATCACCCACATCACAATGGCGATTAGACCGGGAGGTCCCCACGCCTTCAAGAACTCTTGAGCGATTTCCAATTCAATCTCCTAGCTGTCCGCCGAATTGCTAGGATCAGTCCCAGCTTCCCTACCCACTACTGTTTGATTGCGCGAATGATGGTGGTCACATTCTCCGCGCCACGCTTGGCGAAGTACCAAGACATGATCAGGCCAGCCCAAACAGCGATGGGCCCGGCGACGACATCGGTAGTGCCGAGACCTAGAACCTTGTCCCAAATGATGCACTTCGCGTAGTAGACGAGCGTGATGTACATCGCGATTTTTTCGGGCTCGAATGGATGGCCGATCTGCGCGATCTTGAGCTGCGTGATAGCCTGAGTTTCGGCAGTCTGCGCCGCGATCTCTTGGCCGGCTAGTGTCGCAGCCGTCTGCTTATCGCTCGTCGCGGCCGTCAGATGCGCCTGATAGGCAGACACCAACGCCTTGGCGACGGGGCCACCGAGAAACTGGAAGAGGAGCGATGCAAAGGCGAACATCAGCTCTTCGCCTCTGCAACGGCCTGCACAGCGGCTTCCTTGGCGACCTCGGCTTGCGCCACGGCTTGAGCGGCAGCCGGCGGCAACTTCGCATCCGGTACCGCAACGAGCTCCAGCGGCTTGGTGGTGGTCTTCCGCAGCCGATTGATTAGAAGGCCGAGAATACCGATGAACGCGCTCATGGAGAGGCTGCGCATGTCAGGCGGGATCTGCAGCCAGTCAAACACGCGGGTCGTCAGCGGCGTCAGGTCCAGGCTGTGAACGAAGGTTGCCGCAGCATCGTAGAAGGTGACGAACAGGCCGCCGACCCAGAGCAGCCGGCCAACAAGAATCGTCTCCGATTTTTTGAACAATGCTAGTTCAATCGGATCGACCCATGTGAAGAACGACTGAGCCCAAGCCTGATTTTTAAGCCAGGGCCGGAGGACAAGCGCATACAGGAAACCAAGCGCGACGATCAGAGCGAGAACCAAAAGAGCAATAGTCATTTCTTCTTTCCAAAGATGGCTGAGATGATGGACGCGATGAAGTCACCCAGCGAGCCGGGTGCCGGGTTGGTAACGGACGGGGTGGAGGGTTTCGCAGGCGGAACGGTAGACGCTGGCGCGGATGGTGCGGGCGCATGGCCACCGTCGAATGAGATCGACGGATCGAGAGACATCATGGCGAGCAACATCCCGGCGCAGCCAAGTTGCTGATCAACGACGGTGCTGTCATAGACGCCATCCGCGACATATTTGCCCGCCACGTACTGATCCGTCCCGCCCCAGATGTAAGCCGAGGGCTGTGATGGGAATCGTTGCTTGCGACTGGCGGTATAGGGCTTGCCCACCCATCCTGATGGTCCGTTGGCGTAGCCGAGCCCGTTATACTGCTCGAGCATCGTCAGCGTGCCGCCGATCGACCAATCCTTGTTGAGAGCAGCGCGCGGCGCGCAGTTAACGAGCGCATCGACCGCAGCATCTTCCCAGGATTTAAACGGCCCCCTACCCTTCGGAACATGGGTCGACTCTTGGTTCCAAGGATCGCCTTGAGCCAACGAGCCGTTCCAGTTCTGCGAACTCTCCCGCTCGTGCGCGACCGCGATGAAGGCCCATGGAACGCCCGTCTTTGCCGAAACAGATTGATAGCGAGCCTTGGCATCCGAGGCGGTAAGCCGCTTTGCAACGCTACTGAAGTTTCGGATCAGCTTGGCTTTCGCCCAGCGGTTCGCATTCGCCGCCTTGAGGGCAACGAGGTCAGTCATTTGATCTCCCAAAAGAAAAAAGCCGCCTTCGGGCGGCTGCGTTAAGATAGGTGCTAAGCGTCTCAGCCAATCCTGAAGGCAGTCAGCGTGCAGTCTTTTCCGCCACCGCTGACATTGAAAAGCATCTTGCCGCCGGCCGTGCTCGGGTTCTGCACGCTAATGCGGATGTTCGCCGCTGGCGTGGTGATGATCCCTGAGAGGGAAATCGACGTCACCGTGTTAGGCGGAATAGTTGTTTCGCCAGAAGCAATGACGGTTGTACCGTCCCACAGCTTCGCATGGATTACGTCGCTTGCCGTTCCGAGGATCGTCACAGTTCCGGTAACAAACCACGTTCCGGAAGTTCCTTGCGCAACAAACGGACCATCGAAATAGCTTGCCGTGTTGCTCAAAACGATATCTGCGGACAACGAAAACGTCAGCTGACCAATGCCCGAGACATCTGTAATCGCCGGCTGCGTATAATTGACCACGCCATTCGCTGCTACACCGGTCGCGAACTTATGTGCTGGGGCGGTTGACGATACGACGGTAGTGCCGATCACGCTTGACGAATTGATGTCGTGGAAGCGTCCGTCAGTGGCGTCATACCAAGAGTACAAGATGCCCGTGGCAGGAATGCCTGGGACGTTGGTCGCGGCACGTTGCTGATATACCGGCGTGTCGTAGCGAGTAACGGAGCCGGAATCCAGAATATTGCCGTTGAGTTTGTAGCCGGTACTGTCTTGGTAATAGTTGCCGCCGTCGATGAATGTGCTCGTGGCAAGGTTCGTTATCGTGATGAATGGGTAGACGAGCGCGCTAAAGAACCAGTTGCCGTGGACGTTTGTATTTGTGGCGTTATTAATTCTGAGAGGAATAATGCCGGTGCTGGTGACGTTGCTAAAACGATTTCCTCGAATGTTCGCGCCGGTGACGGTGGCGTTTCCGCCATTGATATCCACCATGCTGCCACGAGTGTTCGTAAACGACTGCTCGAGGACGTTATTCTCAATGATGATGCCGGGGCACGAGTCGACAACAATCATGCCGTTGAAGTTCAGGAAGTAGTTGTCGCTGACCCGATTGGTTGTCGCGCCAGAGACGGACATGATGTAGACGCCGAGATTTCGGACGTCGTTGATGGCGTTCTGACCGAAGGTGTTCTGGTGAATAGTGATTGCGTCCGCCGTATTGACCAGCCGAATAGACATCAGGAAGCAACGGCTGATGGTAGACAGAAGCATCCCGCCTACCGTGCTCGTCGCGTTGGCCTGCGCCGTGATCGAATATCCACCGAACATATTGTCGATGAACAGATTGTCGATCAGCACGTTTTCAAAGAACGCGGAGTCGTTGTTCAGCGTGTCAAAGAAAATTGCGTGACGACCTTGAGCGCCGGCATAAATGTTGCTCGTGGTGGTGATGCAGAAATCCCTCACCTCCATGCCGCCGACCGCACCGACAGTTCCCGTCGATGGCACCGTGACATGAATGAAATCATGAGTTCCGAGAATATTAGAACCAAGCCGGACAACTGACCCCGTTGCAGTCCAAACCGCACTTCCAGTGTATTGGACGTGCCAACCTTGGCCGCGGATGGATATTGACTTTCCGCCGGGGATCTCAAGAACCGCGTTGTTTACAACGCTATTCATCAGATAGCCGCCGCTCGCATATGGCAGCCACAACGTACTGCCGTTAGGGATAGCGGCTATAGCGGCGCGAAATGCTGGCGCATCATCGGTGATACCATCACCGACCGCGCCAAAATCTTTGACACTATAGAAATCCTTAAGCTTAGAATCGATGACGCGCTGCGTGCCGCCCGTTTGGGTGAACGTGACATCCGCCGCGTCTGGCTGCGCGAGTGTCGGGACTCCAGCCGTCGAGATCGAGTTGATAAACTTGTGTGCTACTGCTGCCGCAGATTGAACACCACCAAGCGTGGATGCTGTTGGGGTCGGAAGGCGCGCGGCTGGCAGAGTGCCGCTCGTGATGTTCGACGCATTCGTGGTGTCGACATTTGCCCACGTCGGAAGACCAACGATATCGCCGTACTGTACCGAGATGGTTCCCAGCGGGTAGGTCTGGAGCGCTCCCCAAGTCTGAGGCATATCCAGAAGAGCAAACACATAGGTGACGCCAGGCAAATTTGAGGGCGTATTGGGAATACTGCTTGGAGGCAGTTCTACTGCCGGCGGGTTTGTTACGATGATTCCAGTCATAGCTTGACCATCGCGTTAAGGAACGTCGTGGGCTGCATGATTTGGAACGCTGCGCTCGTTCCTCCTTGCGCCGTGCCGGTAAATATCGGTCCACTGCCGGTTGAGGTGATGGTGCTTCCGCTGAACGCAACAGATGGCGTCGAATTTCCGCCAGCGGCGAGGCCGATGTTGCCGTTGTATGTTGCGACGTTGCTGCTTGTAGACGAGACCGAAACGTTTCCGATTGTTCCGGCCGGCGTGTACGGCGGGAGATTCGCAGTGACGAGCGACGCAGTTTCGGATCCCCACGTCTCCGCGAGGGCATAGACGCCATTAGGGCCACCGTTGGCACCGGCAATCGCGAGTGTACGCCCAAGGGTCTGCGGCAAGAATATCCGGCAGTTGGCCGCCCATGCGGCCGAAGCGCTTACCTGCGCCGCGCGTGTCGTCGCGCCTCCGCCGGAGGTAAGGATCGGCACCCAAGTGTCCGTCGTGTTATTAAAGAGCAGCGTAAAGAGCGCCTGCGTATCAGCGTTTGCCCGGCTAGACGCTCCTGAAGCAGCGCTTCCGATGGTGCCATTGTTGAAGATAACCCAGCCAGGGTCCGCCACATTCTTGAGCGTAAGCTTGACATCACCGGTCGAGAAAAACGCTGCCGTGGTCGTATCGACGTAGTTCTTGGTTGCCCCGTCCGCCGCAACTGTCGGATCGGCCATGCCGGTGATTTTCTGGCCGCCCATGGGGAGCGCAGCCGTCATAGCCGAGCGGCCGCCGCGGTCCAGGCTGTTCGTGATCTCATTGCCGAGATCGGTGATCAGCGTGTTGTAGGCGCCTGACCCGATGGGCGTGCTCGGGATAGCAGCCGTGTTCGCCGGCTGTTGATATGTGCCGTTACCTTGCCTGGGCATCGATTTTCCACGAAAAAGGGCCCCGAAAACGGGGCCGGATTGGTATGGATTTTGACTTTGAGCCCGGATGCTCTATTTTTCCGGGATGCTTCGCATCGTCATCTGTTCAGTAGTCTTGCTCGCGGTCATCGCTGCCCTGAAGTGGGGGCTCAATGGCGCGTTCGACAACTTGGGCTTCTGGCCTGGAATCGCGATCTGCATTGCCGTTGGTTGTGTCGGCATTTTCAGCGCGTACCTCTACGATCGCGCAAATACTCGTTCTCAAGAAGTGCTGCCGCCAACGCAGCGCGATTCCCGATAGCTGCGGCTCCAGCTCTGTTCGCATCTCGACTGAGGAGCGACGTCGCCAGCGCATCCAGGTGACGATCGCGCGCTGCTCCCTGAGCCGTCAGAATGCGGGCCATTTCTCCGTACTGAGCAGTCGGATCGGCCCGCATGCCGTTGATCACCCAATTCGCTGCCTTCTTTGCGCCGGCAGATACCAAGCCGACGCCGGTTGTTTGAGGCGTGATCAGCTGCATTTCACCGGGAGGCTCCGGCTTCATGTTCTCTGCCGCGGCACGCCGCTGAGCGGTCTGCGAATTTTCGACCACCTTGTTATGGGTGTCTCGAAACTTCGCGTTTCGCTCCACCGATGCCATCAGGTCATCGGCGGCGTCTTGCCCGTGAACCGTCGCAATCTTCGCTGTGTTCCAGCCGCCCTCACCTTGGAGCTCGCCCTTTAGGGCCTGCAGATCGTTCGCTTTGGTGCCAAGAACACGATCGATGTTGCCGCGGGAGCCCTTTGCGAAGGCGATCTGCTCTCCCGGCTCAAGCTGGCCAAAATCGTCAGCGAACCGGGCCGGTGATGGCGTTGTCTTGCCAGACCCGAGATACTGCGTTCCGGCCTCAACAGCGTCGCCGCGGCGTGCGAGAGCCGCCGATTGCCGGTTGGCGTTCGCATAGCCCGGTACCTGCTGCTCGAGCGCTTCGTTCAGCTGGCCGCGCATCATTCGGAGAGCGCCCTGCTGCCGCGAGACGGCTCCTGCCGGGATACCAAGGCCAGGCGCGTCGTACTGGATGACGTTGTCGAGCTCCTGCTTCACTTTGTGCAGGACTTCGGCGTCCTGCTGGTTGACCGGAATCTCCTCGAACCGAGGACGGCCCAGATTGTCATATTGAGGATGACCCGCGGCATCGACCAGCGGGCGGCGTTCGGCCGTCATCATCATGCCGCGCAGGTTGGTCAGCGCCCTGCGTTCCATGCCGACAGCGCGCGGGATCATGTAATCGAGCTGTGCCAGGATCGGCGCGGTCTGGACGTCCGGCGCGGCGTTCAACGCCGCCGGATAGTTCGCATTGTCGACTGCGGATCGATGCGTGCGGATCGTGTTCGTGACTGTCTGCGGATCCTCAGCCGGTCCCAGCGCCCGGTCGACGTCCCCCATGATCCGACGGTTCGTGGCATCGTTGCGGGCATTGAGCGCACCGACACCGATCGACCGCGCCTCATCGCTGTTGAGCACCGCGCCCTGCGTCTTTCCAAGGAAGGCCGGGCCGGCATCAGCCAGCATGGCATCGGGTCCTAGTTCGTCGAGCCGAGACCGCACCGCAGCCGGTGTATCGGCGGCAAGTGCGTTAGTAAGATGCCGAGCTGCCGGACGGGACATGCCTTCGGCGCCGATCAGCGCGTCCGCGAGAGCGTTGTACCCTGCACCAATTGCTTTGCCTGTCGCGGGAAGGATACCGCCGACGCCGAAACCGAGCGCAGCTCCCTTAGCCGACCTCGATGCAACATCGCCAGCATTTGTGAAGTCGGGCGCCTCTGACGCCCCCTGCACTCCTCCGAAGACCGCTCCGGCGCCCCCGCTGAGCAGGCTTTTTGCCAACAGACCGCCGCCTTTCGCTGCAGCTCCGATGGCTCCCAGCGGCAACATTGCGCCGCCGACCAGATGTGCGGCCGTGTTCGCGATCGGCGCCGCTTCCGCCAAGCGCTGGTCCTCTGCCCGCTGCTTCGCGAGATTGCCGGCATAGTCGCCGCGCTCGCCACCGATACCGGTCAGCGCCCCCATGCCGGCCGCAAAACGGTCCATGAAGGGGATGCCGTTCGCGACCGCCCGGACGCCGCTGTCAACGGCGCCGATCGCGCGCATGGTCTTGTCGCCGGCAGACAGGTTCGGCGCGGTGTCGGGCTTGTTGAGGTCGAGCGCTATCGGATTTCCGAGACCATCGACCGTCATCTGAGGAGCACTCAGATTTGAGGGCTCCGCAGGCTTGGGTGTTTTCGGTCCGCCGAACTCGCGCGCCATGACGGACGTGATCGTGGCGTCGGAGGTGCCGGCCGGAAACTCAATCAGGGAGCCGTCCGGCGCCTGGATCTGGATCGCGTCAGCCATTTACTTCAGCGTCCCCGTTTCAGGATCGTACCGGCGGACCTTCCCCATGTTCTGCTCGTGCCGGCCGGCGAGGCCTGCATTCGTGCCTTGGTCGACCTTTTGGAACTCCGACAGTACGTAACTCTGCGTGAGATCCTGTCCGGTCGCCGGGTCCGTGATGTGGTGATCCTCGTCGTATTTCCGGATGATCCCCTCAACCGTGCGCGGATCGACCTTCTTGCCCTGCGAGATCGCTTCCGCGGTCGCGTCGCGGATGGCATTGCCGACCGCGATGTTTCGCTGCTCGATCTGCGCCTGGATGCCGAGCAGCCGCTGATTGCCTGTGACCGTCATGTCTAGACCAGGGTTCGCCTTCAGGAAGTTCGACATCTCGAAGTTCGTCACCCGGCTGCCGACCGCATTCTTGGCCTGCGCACCAGCCATCGAACGATTGAACTTGGTCAGGAACTCCTTATCCGACAGATCATCTTCGCTGAACGGCTTGGTGATGCCGACAGCGTTGAGGCCTGCATTGATCGACTTTTGCAGCTCGAGCCGGGCCTGCGGCGCGAGGCCGCCGGTGGTGCCTCCGTTGCGCTGGATCGCGTCGATCGCCCCCTGCATCGCGGCAATGTCCCGGGCCCGCGCCTGAGCGTCCTCAACGCCGTTGGCAAGCCCAGCGTGCGACTTGCCGAGCCCTTCAGCCAGCTGCTTGTCATAAGTCTGGCCGCTGTTGAGATCGACGCTGTTGCTGATGTTCGTCGCACCCGCTCGGGCTTTCGCCGTCGAGAAGGTCGCATAATCCATCGGCTTGGGGTTCTCGGACGTCGGCTTGAAGTTGTCGGTGTAATATTTGTACTCGCTGACGCTGTTCGGCGTCTTATCGGCGGCCGATAGAACGGTGATCTTCCCGGTCGCATCCTTCTGCACCATATTGCCGTCGTCGTCCTTATACGGCGCCCCGAAGGAAGGGTCTTTCTTCAACGCGACAGTGCGCTGGCCCGTGGTCTGGTTGACGTCCCAAACGTTGCCGGCCTGGTCGGTCACCTGCGTATGCTGCTCGCGGGGCTTGAGACTGGCGCTGAGCATCGCGCTTGCCACCTGCTTCTGCGCGGCCGTCGCATAGGGGTTCTGTAGGATCTGGAAAGCGGCCGCGGTGCCTGGACCCGGCGACACCCGCGGTGCGGCGCCGGCCACCGCCTCCGCGGTCGGGAGCGCGCCCTGCGTTGGCCGGGCACCCGCCGGAAGCGTCGCATCGTCGCTCGCGCCCGGCGACCCCGCCGCAAGCTGCACATGCACCGGATCATTGGCGACAGGCTGTGCCAGGCCGTACTGAGGCAGGATCGCGCGCTGCTCCGACGTCATACCGCCGATATCGGCCGCCATGCCGCGCTCATGCAGGGACGTGCCAGGAGCGGCCACCGGGTTGGGATTGTTCGCCCGATCCGCATAGAGCCGCGCCTGGTCGTCGCGGGTGCGGACACCGCTGGAGAGGAAGGTGCCGGGATTGTCCTGGATGAAATCCTGGGTGCGATCAGCAAGGCGCTGATCCATGCCGACCGTCCCCGGGATCGCGTTGGCGTCATCCTGAACCGTCTGCCCCGGGGCCCCAGCAATTGCCGGCGCGGCGGCCGGAGCGCGTGCCGACATCGACAGCCCACCAGCGCCTCCGATCAGCAGGCTCGCGAGTTGGTCGCTCGCCGCCTTACGCCCAGCTTCCTCTTCCCGGTCCATCTGGCCGGCCTGGTAACCGCCAATCAGACCCTGAGCGAGCCGATTAAGCCCCTGCCACGGACTTCGGATCGGCGTGCTATCGCCGCCCGCACGCAGCAACGCGTCCGCGTATGCCCGGCGCCGATTGACGTCGCCCTGCGTGCCGGTTGTGTCGATCGAGTAATCACCGATAGCCATCACGCGAGCCCCAGCGCTGCATAGTCGACCATCTTGAACCCGCTCGGATGCGTGAACACTGCATCCGGGAACAGCACTTCGGCCTCGTCGGCCATGACACCGCGCTGACGGCTACCGAAGATCGTGTATTCGTAGAGCGGCAGACCGCTTTCGAGCGTGCCGATCCTGACGACATCGCTCTTGAGCCGTCGATCCGAGAAGAACGATGCCATGCCGCCAGCCTTACCGATGCCCTGAAGCAGGCTGCCGCCCAGAGTGCCTCCCAACCCAAAGAGACCGCCCATCGTGGCGTTGTTCGCGTTCAGCTGATCTTCGTAATTCTTCTGCACCAAGCCCGCGATATCGGTACCCGCCACGTTCGTGGTCGGCGTCGATACATTCGCTGCGTTCGGCATCTGCGGCGATGTACCGTTGACTAGCGTTGAGTAGGTCTGCAGCGGCTGATTATACTCCTGAAGCGCCGTATTCACCGCGGTCGTGTAATCCGCCAGATTTGCCGAGTTATAGGCGTCGTTCTTCGCCGTGCTGAAGTTGCGGAAAGCCGCGTCATAGCCGGCCATGCCGGGCTGCAAGCCCTGCGCCGCCAGCTGGGCCTCGAGCTGGTCCTGGTTTTGCTTCCACTGCGGATCAAGGCGCGCTTTGTTCAGCGCATCGAGCGCTGCGGCGGTCCCGTTGTATGACAGATCGAGAGGTTTGCCAGAGAACGCGCCCTGCCCGCTGCCAAGAAGCGTGCTAGCGATCGACTGTTGCTTCCCCGCAAGAGCGTTGGCGTTGTCGAACAGTGTCTGACCGGTCGGTGTCAGCGCCGTGGTCGCAGTATATTGCGGTGTTCCGTCCGCGTTCGTGCCACTCTGGGAATAGGTCAGCGAACCGTAGGGGTTCGACTGGTTGACCATATTCAGTTCTTGCTGCGTCTTCGCAGTCTGAATGTTCGACTGCGTCTGCGCTGCTGCCGTCTGGTATGGATCCGGGGCCTTGGGAGAGTCCATTTTACAGCCTGATCAATCGTTGCTCGCTCCTGAGGAGCGACATGCAGACGGCATCACCATCTGGGAAAAACTCCCGCATGATGCCCTCCTGTTTGAAACCGAGCTTCGTCAGGCTTTTGATCGCCGCTTCATTCCTCACGCTCGTGCGAGCTGTGATCCGCTTGACGCGCGTAAAGCAGTAGCGCGCGATATCCCGCACCACGAACGGTGTCCAAGCCCCCCGCCCGACGGCCGTCAGATCGATATTGCAGCCCGGCGTGTAGCCGTTGAGGATCACGGCCCCCACATCGACGCCATCTCGCTCGATCACGAGTCCGATCATCGGCTCCGAGAACGTGCAATTCAGGACCGGCTCGGCGATGCGCAACGCTCGCACCGTGTCCTGAAACACCACGATCACCCCATCGGCGCGCCGACCTCATAGAGCAGCTCCGTCGAATTCAACCGGACATCCGGCGTGATCGAGGTCGACAGAGTCAACTGAAGAACCGGCGAGACGACCGCACCGAACCCCTCGGCATCGGTCCACGCGGACAAATCGACCAGCGTCGGCGGCCACACCGCGACGTCCCAGAGCGCCACGTCCCATAGCGCGCCGCTCGAGGCTGGAACGCTCGCCGTCGGCGCCAGCGGCGACGTGGTGTCGAAATCGACCTTTACAGTAACCTGAGGCGTTACACCGTAGGACGCCTGCAGGCGTGGTCGCAACATCTTGACGTGCTTGACGTTCGCCGGTGACTTGAGATCAGTGTATGACGGGAAAATCGTCATCGTGTAGTTCTTCCCGTCGTCCTGGCCCCCGACCTCCGCCTGCATCACGCGGCCGTCGGATGTTCCGTAGAACAGCTGGTTGTTGTAGACCGCGAAGCAATTGGCATCCCAACCGACATACCGACCCCAGGCGCCGGATCGAACGTTCGCGATAAACTGTGTGACGTCGCTGGCCGTGGCCTTCGGCAGATTGATGATCGCCATGCTTTGCAGCGGCCAGGTGATGATCTGCCAGCCCGGCAATCCCTGACGCGCGATCACGGCATTCCGCCACGCCGGCGCAATGGGCTTTGTGACCGCGACATTCTGGAGCGCAATTTGATCCAGCGTCATGACCTGCGACATCGGGACGATCCCGTCTTCGGTCATAACGGCAATGTCACCGCCGGCTTTCATGACGCAACGACGTCCCAGCGGTTTCGCAATCTTGTAGAGCCCCTTCAGCGTCCAGGCCGTATCGCCTGGATACAGCCCGTCGTAGATCGCGACCTCACCCTCAGAGGTGATGAAGACGCAGACTTCATACAAGCCACTGTTCGACGAAATCGACCAAGACGTTCCGCACAGCAGATAGCCGCCATATTTGAATATGCCGGACAGATCGAACTGGGTGGCGGCGCCCCCGATGGAACTGACCCCGAGATACCACGCGCTCAGCGAAGCCGTCTGCACGCCGTAAAGTCGGCTCTTGAACGGCCACACCTGTGCGAGATTGCCACCTGACAGCCCGGTGATTGCCGGCGTGGTCGTCCAAGTCGAGCCATTAAACAGCTGTGCGGCATCGACGCCGTTGACGCAGATCAGCCACGTCGCACCGGTGTTCGTGAACTGGATATACTCCATGTACGCTGTGGAGTTGAGCCCAGACACTGCGGGCGCCCCGACGGCACCGCTATTAGTGACGTCGTAAATGCCCCCATTGCAAACCGCAAAGAACTTGCTGCTCGTGCCGCTCACAAACGGCATCAGCGCCGTTACCTGTGCCGATGACATGCCCGTCGCATAGGCCAGCGCGCCACCGCGCATCCGCACATAGTCCTGCTGCGGAAACGCGTTGTCGAGCACATACGCCGTACCAGGTGGCGCGGTAGATAGATTGTCGCCGACGTACCACCCTGCCGTCGGCGCCGGCAGAAACGCCGTTTGCGATGGCAGAGGTCGCCGCTTCTTCATACCGGTCCCACGAAGGTGATGGTCCCGGGCCACCATCCATCGACATCGAGCACTGGCGCGGCCGTCGAAGTGATACGCTCGGAATCCTCACGGCCAGCCGTTCGATCGAGCGCTTTTTCATATCGAGCCTGATCGGCCGAACATTCCAGGCCCTTCGATTCCTTCCATCGATAGACAAGGCCGCGGCGAATGACCTTCTCGTCGATCATCGAAAAATCGCTATCGAGAAGAAAGTTCGGCTGCCGCTGGGCTCCTGTCGAGTTGGATACCCAGTTGGTCGAGTAATAATTGAACGTGACGATCTCGCCTGCACCAAGGGCCGGCCATATCTCCAGCGTACCGCCAATAACGCGCCAGACCGGCCGGACCGGGGCCACCAGTGAAGCCTTCAGCGAAGCTAACTGCTCATTGGTGATCGGCCCGTAGAGCGGCGACAGCGTATTTACCGACGAGAATAGACGCTGCCCCGGGGATAGCTGGGCCCAGTCAGCTGGCAGGGTAAACAGCGTCGTTGCTCCATCGCCGTTGACCTGGCCGGCGATATTCAGGTTTCGCCAGAAGTACCGTTCGGCGAGCTCGTCTCCGATGTCCTGAGCCATCGCGACAAACTTCGCCGTGTTAGGATCCGGTGACGAGACGGCCTGAGCGGGCGCAGGCAGGCCACACAAGGGCATAGCCGTCTGCAGCACGCTCAAGATCGACATTATGCGGCTTCCTTGCTCGAGGCCTTGACCATGGCGGCCAATTCCTCAAGCCGCTTCTCGAGGCTGGATACCTGCTCACGCAGGCGCTCGTTCTCAGCCGCGTATTTTGCCGCCGCACCGCCCTTCTTGGCGGCCTCGAGCCACGCCTTCGCCTTTTCGCGCCAAGCTCGACCGTCGGCCAAACGGTGAATATTGGCGTCGGCGACTTCAGCCAGGTTCTCGACCGAGAAGATACCGAGCGCTTCGAACTCGAAGATCCGGATCGCCGGGATGAGGGGCCATGCCTTCAACGGCGTACCTGTAATGTGGCGCTCCTGGCGATTTTCCTTCCACTTCCGGTACTGTTCCGGAAATCGCTGCTTGATCTCATCGGTCACTGGCGAGGTAGCGACGTTCAGCGTGTCACCCGCGACGTGAATGCGAACCATCTCCTGCTCTTGCATGCGAAGTGCGCCGGCCTTCTCGGTGGCCGCTTCATCCTGTACAGGGAGCACAAAGAATACGGGCGTCACGCCCTTGTTTTGGTCGGCAAACTCGGGATTTCCGCCCATGCCGATGGTCGCAAATTCAGTTCCATAGGCGCTGCCAATGTCGTCCAGCATAAGTCTGGTCCTTTTGATCGGATGAGAAAAAGAAAAAGGGCGGCCCGAAAGCCGCCCCTGTTTGGTTAGTTGGTCTTGTCGATGTAAGCCCACTTCAGATACGTCTCGACGTAGCCGTTGGCCGTCACGGTCACAGCGCTGCCGGTCGCCGAGGCGTTGGCAGACATGGTGATCGTGTAGTTGCCGGGGTTGCCGTTGATCGAGGCGATCGTCGTTGAGCCCGGAATGCCCGTGCCAGAAATCGTCTGGTTCGGGTAAATGCCGGTTACGGTCGAGATGTTCGTCAACGTCGGCGAACCGCTCGTGGTGTTCGCCGTGAAAGTCGGCGCCGTGTAGTTCGCCGGGAAGTACATCCCGACGATCAACTTGGTGCCAACGGTCGCCGATGCCGGCGCGTTGACCTGACCGGCTGTCGCAGTCGTCTCGGCAAGGTTGCCGGTCGCCGCGGTCGAGGCCGCCTTGGTGAGCGACACACTGCCCGCTGCATCCAGACGCCGTAGGTGCCCGCGGTCGGAAGAACGACCGAAAACGGAGCTGCGGCGGGATCACCATAGCGGCCACCAAGGAAGACCGTTCCGACCGAGACACCACGAGGAGATGCAGCGGTGGCAAGAGCCGTCGCAGCAAACGTGTTATCCCAATAGTAGACGTCGCCTTGGTTGATGGTGACATTGGAGGAGCCGGTCGTCAGCAGGACATAGACAAACTCGGCCTCGGCGTCGCCGGCAACAACCTCGCCAGGTCGAAAGCTCGGCAGAGGACCGGTCTTGCCGGTCGTGTCGATCGGGCCTTCCGGAACGTAGGTCCGGGCACCCACACCTTCATACTGAAGATATGCGATAGTCATTGATCCGTCTCCTTACTGCCAAAGCACGCCCTGCAGCGACAGATTGTTCGCCGTCAGGTTGCCTGCCCATGCCATCAGTCGAACGATGGCGTCCTGGTTGGTCGGCGTCCGATCACCACCGATCACCACGAAGTTGCGCTTCGCGGACGGCCGGTAGAACAGGTAATCGGAATTGATGAAGTAGCCCGTGTTCACCGGAATCTGGCCGTTCTTGCCGCCGTCGAGGTAGACGTCGACCTCCTTGCCTGCGCCGTAGTATTTCAGCGAGGTGAAGCCGGCGCCGGCCTTCGAAGAAGGCGACGTCGTGATGCGCTGGATGGTCTGCAGCGACGTCAGATAGGCCTGGTAGTAGTTGTTGTCGAACACGATCATGTCGATGCCGTCGCTGTTGCGCTTCAAGCTGATCGTCATGGAGTTCATGTACGACTGGATATTGGTCGCAGTGACCACACCGCGGGTGTCGGTGTTGGCGTTGATCGCTGCGTTCCGCCACCAGACCTGCTGCGACCGATCGATGCCGCCGACGATGCCAGAGGTCGGCGCCTTGGAGATCAACAGCGAAATGCCGTTGAGCTGCTTACCGCCGAAACCGGTGCCGTCAGAGTAGACCGCTGCCGACATCTGATTCCAGAAGGTGTCTTCCGCGGTGTCGACGCGAGCCTCGATCAGGTCGATCATCTGCTCGTCGCCGGCGTTCTGGATCTGCTCCAGGCCGGATAGCACGACAGCAATCGACGCTTGCTTGATCGGGAAGCGCGCGCCGGTCATCGTTTCGTTCAGCGAGATGTTCAGGAACTCGGTTCCGGAATACCACATGAACGTCTGGTTCTGCGCATAGCGCAGTTCCTGAAAGATTTCGCGGCCGCCGGTGAAGGGCTTCTGTTTGCCCTTCTGCTTGAGCACCGCGAGCAGCGCGTTGTTGTTGGTGATGTTGTCACCGAGCACGCGCGAACGACTTTCGAGCGTGGTGGTGGTGACGTCACCCCAGTCAACCGTGGTAACGAGAGGAGAAGCCATTTGAATGGTGTTCCTTTATAGGCCGCGCTGCGCGTTCACGGCAGCGACGACGGTGTCACGAACAGAGGCGCCCGCCGGGATCTGCAGGCTTGTCGGCGCTGCGAGACCAACGGGAGGCGTGCCTCCGGTTGCTTTTGCGGCCGCGCGCGCCCTTGAAACGGCGTCGTCAGCCTTCACGGCCGGCGCTGGCGCTGCCTGCTCCTTGATGAGCAGTGCGCGGATTTCCGGATTGGCCCAGCAAGCCTTCTCGTAGGCATCCGCCATGGACGTGGCTTGACCCGCGTTCATGAGGTGACCCATTGTTTCGCGAACGTTGTGGAAATACGGGTGCTTCGGGTCTGAAGCGAAGCGCTCGATCTCGTCGTTCACAGTGGCTTGCTGTTGGTTCCGGAAAGTCTTTTCCAGTCCGTCCAGTCGTGCAGCGATTGACGGATCCACAGTCGGGCCCTGTTGATGGGGCTGGTGCTGTGCGCCCGGCTGTCCGTTTTGAGACGGACCACCGCCGAACCGGGCAACAATTCCTTGAGCGAGATGCAACGGGCTAACGCCTTGGCGCTGCGCGATGAGCGCAATCCCGTTGACGAAATCCTTCTGGAGCTCGAGCTCCATGCCGCGATAGGTCGCGACCGCGGTGGCGAGATCGGTCCCGCCCTTCTTCGCCTCTTCGATCCAACGATCGAGCGGCTTATATTCGGCGAGTTTCGCGAAACCGTTGTTGACCTCGTCCTCACGCTTCGCGATTGCGTCCTTCACGGGCTGCGGCAACTCGTTGAACGCAGCCTTTGCGGTCGGCGACCAGGAAGTCGGCGGGGCGGCAGTTTTGGGGTGCTGCTGATCAGCGGCCGCGGCGGGCGCATCCTGCTGCGCAGCGTCCTTCCCCTGCTCCGCCTGCGCTGGCGCTGCAGCCGGTTTGGCAACGAACCGGCCCTTTTCATCGCGCCCCTCGGCCGGTGGCTTTTCGGTCGCGGCCGCAGCCTCGGCAACCTGCTGCTGAGGCTGTTCGATGGCACTGGTATCTGGCGCCTCTCGCTGCTGCGCGACGGCAGCCTCGATCGACTCGCGAACGCTGGGCGTGGAAGGTTGCTCGCTCGTGCCGGAGAGCACGTCGACGGTATCGTCAGCCATAGATTTTGATCTCTCTGGGTTAGTCCGCGGCCTTGAACTCGGAAACCGTCATCGGGCGCGGCTTGTAGCCCTGCCTGACCTTCTGAACGGCGCCGTGAATGTCCGCCTTGCTGATCTTCGGCCGCTTGGGCCTGCTATCCTCCGCCAGCTGGATGGCTGCCGGAATTTCGTTGCCGATCTCGATCACACCACGATCGCGGTAGTGCTCCCGAAGCGCGGCTTTTGAGTCATAGAACTGGCCATCTGCCATGCTCTGGATCGGCGCCATGGTGTCAGAGACGACCATCGGGAACGCCAGTGAAGACCGCGGTCCACGGCGGCGGAAATGACCACCGCACCGCACCGGCCAGGACCGCTCCAGATCGTGAAACTCGCCGCAGGCCCGACAAAGACGCTGCATCAGACGGCCCCCTGCGGCGGGTTGAGCGCCTGCACCGCCGCGCGCTCCATCGCCATGTGGTGCTCGGCTGTCTTGTGCTCGTGATCCATCAGCTTTCCGGCCATGTCGATCTGTGCCGACCTTTCTTTCGCCGCGGCGTCCTGCACGGCGGCCATTGCATCGGTCCGCGCCTTGACGATCTCGGCCTGCCCCTTGGTCTGCGCTGTCTGCGCTTTTACGAGTTCGTCCGGCGATGGTTGCGGCGGTGATTTCGGCTGAGCCGCTTTCGCCTCCAGTTTGTCGACCGTTTCGTCGAATAGCTCCTCGAGCGTCCGGGCCGTCCGGAATGCCTGCAGGCCGAACTTCAGAAGGCCACCGGCTAACGGCGCAAGATCCGGGTTCGCCTGAACGATCGGTCCCCAGGCCTGCACAAACTTGGTCGTCGTCTCGATGAACTGAGTCCGGTCGTTCCGTTCCTGGCTCTCGTCACCGGTGATCGTCGAGTCCGTCTCGATATCGATCCGAAACCGGCGCGTCATCCCGTCGCGCAGCAGCGCCATCACGGCATCGATCGTCACCGGCTGCTGTGTCGGCGCCGGGGGCTGTGGCTGTGGCAACGGCTGCCCCTGCATTGGCGGCTGCACCGGAATCATTTACGGCCTCTCGCCTTGACCTTGGTGCTCGCCTTGGTCCGTGACTTGAACTCGCCGCACTGTCGCAGCTGCTTTCGGACCAACGGCGCCGTGCTCCTGTTCTCGGCCAGTGCCACTGGCGGATTTCGGAAGCAAAAACCGTATCTCTGACCTTCATGTTCCAGCTCATGATCGTAAAACCGACAATCGCCGCAAACCTTCACGCTACAACTCCCATTGGCTGGGGCGCCGGCAACGTCGGCGGTGCCTGCGGGGCAGCAATCTGCGGCTGAGGAGCCAGCGCGCGGGCGATTAGCGCCTGCCGCTGTTGCTCTAGCACCGCAGCATCGAGCTGCGCCTGGCTCGGCAGCGGCATGTTCGCCATCTGCATGATGGTCTCAGGCGAAAAGCACGTCGAAATCACCTCGCCAACCAGTCCAGTCACGTCCCGGGCAAATCGCGCCATTTCGTCCTGCCGCGTCTTGATGCGCACCGATCCGTACTGCGCCTTGATCGACTGTGCGGTCGCCGTCTCGCTGGCTTCGCCATCACCGCGCATGATGTCGGACAGGCCGTAGATCTGGTAGATGTCCTCGATCAGCTGCTTACGCAGGTCGACGCACCCCTTGAGGATGTTGGCGACCTGGTCGATCGGCAAATAGGTGATCGGCGCGCCGTTCTTGCCACCATCGACGAAAGCCGCCCAGGATTTCACCGCGATCAGCTTGTTTTCAAAGCCTGGCTGCATCGCGCGCTCGACCGCAGGCTGGCCCTCACCTTCCGGTCCAGCCGGGTAGAAGCCAACGAATTTCAGGGACTGCTGCAGCGACGCAATGCGCGCCGTCAGCATGTCGACCTCGTCGGCCTGGTCCTTGTAAAAGATGTAATCCGGCACCGGCTCGAGGCTGTCGTTGGTGAGCGTGCCGTATGCGGGCTTCGGATTCGGGAAGAACCCGTCAAATTTCAGGTACGGTGGACCGCGCTCAAGCATCTTACCGTAGCCCTTGGCGACCCACAGCACCTCATTCTTGACCTTGTCCCAGATCTCCCAAATCGTAGCCTTCGACGTCGGCAGGCTGGGATTGTTCTTGCCCTTGTCGGATTCATCCGACGTCGCATCGAGCGGGATTGCCCCGCCGATCTCCTTGCCAAACCGGTTGATCAGCTGATCGCGGCCGAGATAACCGCGGAACGCTTCCCACTCGACCTCATCCCAGGTCCGCGAAATCGAATGCACGAAATCGCCGCGCTGGTAATACTCCAGCACGACATTCTCCGATTTCAGGATGGTCTGGGGGCTCGCATAGGCCTCCTTGGCCTGCTCGGCCAAATCGTTTGCCGGATCGATCGCCGCGTCGTCGGGCTGTCCAGCCTCCTGCGTCACGGTATCGAACACCGGCGAATATTTCACCCGCGCAATGCCGCGCGCGTAGAGCAGATAATCGTCCCGCACCTGCAAGAACTTCGACATGTAGTCGTTGGCCTCGAAGGTGAAGTTGATCGCGCGCTGCAACATCTCCGTCGCCTTGCTCGCGACCGGATCACGATCCTTCCAGCGCTGCTGCACCGCCCCCTTCGGGGGCTTCGACATCACCGCCGGCTTCATGGTTTCCATGTTCGACCAGAGCATCTGATAGCCGCGCTTCTTCGCGGTCGCCGATGCCTCATAGCGGTATCTGTCGCGGATCTTCCGGCAACGCTCCTCCCACCGCTTCATCGCCGTGGTGTTCTGGGCGCGTTCGATCTCGGTAAGCCAGTGAGCGACGTCACTGTCCTTGCCGCTATCGTCCGGAGTATCGTCAGCCAAGCTGTTCACTCACAGTGTTTCCCTCGCGAAGCTGTCGCTCGGTTGATCGTTGACCCACTCGTCGATGGTCATTTCCTGCATCGGCGTGACCAGCGGAGCTTCCGGCTTCTTCTCCGGCTCTCGCATCGGAGCGCGCCACGCATTCGCAAGACAGCGCCAGGCGTCAGCACCATGCGATGCCCAGTTGTGGTCCGGCGTCTTCTTGAAGACCCGATTGTCCTGATCCCATTCGGCCTTGTATTCGCGAAGGCAATCCAGCCCGCGCGCCGTCCGTACCCGATCGAATCGCGCGAACGGGATCGTCCGACGTCCGGCGTTGATGCCGTCCATCAGCTTCTGGTTCGGGCTCAGCTCGGGCTTCCGGCCCAGCGAAATCAGGGTCTCAATTCGAGTTCTGGCACCTGGCGCGCCGGCTTCGCGAACTTTGGCGTCGTGCGGCACCCAATCGGTGCCGTGATATTTCCGCTCATCGAGCCATTGGCAATAATGGTCGAAGCCGAGCCCGTGGTTCTCGTAGTAGTCGACGACGTCGAGATGATCCGGATAGACCTGGAAGCACCAGATCGCCATCGCGTCATCGACACCGATGTCCCAAGCGGTGTTGACTGGCAGATCACGGTTGACCGTGACATCGAGAATCCGGCCGCCCTGCTCGGCTTCCCTGAGCTGCTTACCCCAGTAGGAACCCAGAACTGCAGCCTCGAAGGAGCAGTAGTATTCCTGCTCGATCAGGGCGTCGCCGGCCTCGTCGCCGTAGATGCCGTGATATTCCTTGCGCTGGATCTCAACAGCATCGCGAGAGATCGCGCCCGTGTTGTCGACCGTGAGAACCTGCGCGAACCAATCCGGGCTCGACCGCGCCATATCCAGCATCGACTTCGCATGGTTTCGCCCGCGCGACGTCGTGATGAACAGCGCCCAGCCGTTGTTCTCCACCAGGATCGGCGCGAGATACGCATACGCTGCCGGATTCGCCAGCGCCCATTCCGAAAACGTCACGCCGGCAGGAGGAGAGCCGACCGTCGAGTTATAGCTATCAGACCCGACAACCTGCCACGTCGCACCGTTCTTGAACCGAATGAACATCTCCTGCTCATTCGTGCTCGCTCGCAGCGCCTTCGGAAACGCCTCGTCGATCCTCCTGATGCCCGTGTGCGGGTTGACCGCATTCCAAATCGCTTTGCGGCCCTGAGCGTACTCCGGCAGCATGTGCCAGTAGGTCGCCGGCCGCTCGAATGCCGACACTGCCGCCCAGTGCAGGCAGACATCATCTTTACCGGCCCGACGGTGCCAAATCCCGATCGCGCGTCTACACCCGGCCTCTAAGGCATTCCAGAGAGGCCGCTGATAATCCCGCGGCTCCCACCTATTCGGTAGGAGGATTTCCGCCATCAGAGAACTTGCGGATCACCACCGTCAGCGGCTGGTCTTTGTCCCCAGCTAATTCGAGCTTGTCGCCGTAGATCTTCGGGAGCGCCTTGGACAGGAGCCACCGGCGCGCATCGAACCGTAGCCGCGAACGCTGAACATGCTCACCGTTCAGCTTGTAGAATTTTTGGTCGCCTTCGCCTTGCTGCTCGATCCAATCGTTCCGGCCGTCGTCAGCGAGCTCGAGCACTTCATCGGCCATCGCGTGATAGCCAATTTCGCGAGCAGCCTTATACCGATCGCCAAACCCTTCGCGATTATCCATCGCCCAGGTCCGCACCGTCGATTCGGACGGCAGGCTTTCGTCCCGGCAAACCGCGCGCAACGTTTGGCCATCGGTCAGGCGCTGGAGGATGATTCCAGCGATCTCCGCCGTATAGACGCTCGGGCGTCCGGTCTTCACTTGCTGTTCTGGCATCTCAAATCCGGCTTCTGATCACCGGCTCCGGCTGAAGCGACGATATTAGACTAACTACCTACGTGTGCGGGGCTAATACTCTAGTTTTGGTTGTTTCCGCTAATCACTGCGGGTAGCCTTCGGCTTTCTTGATTCTCGCGAGGTACACATCATGAATCCCGCCGTTTATGTTATGACCTTCGTCGGTTTGGCCGGCACAGGAGGCGGCTGCCTATACATCGGAAACGGCAAGATTGTTGGCGCCGATACCGGCGGCGCGCGCTATCACGGCACCTACACCGAACAGAACGGCGCGCTCAACGCCAATGTCAGACTCACGCAGGCCACCGATGGCCTGCTCGTCACCGGAGTACTTGCCCCGAAGGGGACGGTAATTGATCTTACCGCAACCCTGTCAGCGAACTTCCACAACGGACAGCCGCAGCAGATCATGGTGGCGGGCAATCCCGTGAACGCTACCTTCGAAAAAGTTGGAGATGTCTGAGGACATCGTGTCTAAAAGGATGCGCCCGCCGCGGTGCCGGGCGGGCGCATCTATTCACTCAAGCTGATTTGCAAGACAATATCGGCTACTCGACTGCAACACAAGGGGCCGATTATTTTTCCCCACGCAAACGTTACGCCGCCTGCCCCAGCCACCGCTTCAAAAGCTCGCCGTGCCAGAGCATCGTCGCGCCAGGATGTATTCTGAATGCCGCCAGCTCAACCGCCCGCTCCATCGTCGCGCCCGGCGCCTCATACCAGCCACTAGCCCGCTTGATCGGCATCATGTCGCATTGCACGGCCCTGGCGATGTTGGTGGCGATTGCCCGGTTCGGTACCCACAGCGCCGCATGCGCGGTCAGCTTGGCCGGTGACGACGCCTGCAGCCGGCTGACCGTGGCGACCAAGTCGAGCGCATAGCCAACCCGGCTCATTTCCGTTCTGTGAATTCCCACCTCGGACGTCACAACGTACACCGCGGCGAACTCGCCCTTCCGGAGCTGGTCACGGATGGGCTTGGTATAGTCGGCAAGGTCAATCATGGGAGCCCCTCGTATCGAGCGGCCTTGTGCTGCCCGTCGTGCCAGCGCTTCCCATCCTTCATCCAGCCGACGCCGCCGATCCAGACCTTGGCATGCGGGTTAACCACTGGGTTAACCCCAGCCGTTCCCTTCTCCGTCAAGAAGTTAGGCGAATGCGCCAGCATCGGTCCCTCCTCGATCACCGGCATGGAGATCTCGACGCCGCCGAACTGATCGAGGATCAACGCCACGGACCGATCAATTCGATTGTGGATCGTCCGCTCGCTGCATCGCTCACGCTCAGCCATACGCCAGACCGGATCGTCGTGCGCCCAGGCTACGAGCCGAGGAACGCCGCCGTGATGGTGCCCCAGCCACGCCAGCCAATCGGCCACGGTCTCGGCTTGAGCGATCTCTCGAGCCGTTGGCACGATCCGGACACGGGTCTCGTTGTACCCGTAGGCCAAGGCCGCGTCCGCCGTCGCGCGATTCCAGACCTGCGATACGCTCTGAAATTTGAGCTCGGTGTCGCCGAGCGCGTCGAGCACCACGATCCCCCGCTTGATCGCGACCTTGAGGGCGGAATGCTGCTGTTTTGGGGTCATGAAGGCCTCTCAATATTTGACAGCATCCGCGACTCCCGGTGGCAGATCGGTCGCGCGGTCATAGACGAGCCGCCACAGCTCCCGTGCCACGCGGTCATTCACGTCCGCCAGCTTGAGCGCTACGGCCTCAGTAAAATCGCCCCCGTGCGGCGGAATCGATCTAATGAGGCGCATCCCTTGAAGTGGCTGATGCGTAGGTGTTCCCATCGCAGCAACTAACAGAGTGCAGATCGCTTGTGCCGCCTTGTTTGCTTCGTCCGGCCTCAGCTTGAAGTCGTCGCGCAGCATCTGCGCGATCATTCTGCTGGCCTTGTTCTCGTCGATCCTGATTTCTGTCATGGGCCAACAGGCTCTGCGGTCCCCGTGGCCGCCGATCGAGATTTCCCGACCGCGCGTGTAGTGCGCGAAAATCCCCGTCCACCGTGCTCAAGTGCCCATCTGACAGCGACGAAATCGTGGACCACGCGCGCATCAATCGTCAAAAGGCGACGGAACAAGACCCCTCCAGGGGAAATTGCATAAATGGCCTGATAGGAGTTGCGGACGCTGCCGCGCGTCCACGGGCCTTGCCGATGCCAAGCGCCGATTACAGGGTGCAGCCCGGCAATTCCGGGAGGGACGGTCAAGCCACCCATAGGATCGCTCCCGACTTGTCGCAGAGACCGTCCCACCATTTATCGACGATGTACGACCTCATACCCGGGTTTCCGGTCTGAGTTGAGTCCGCTGCGAGCTCAAGAACATCGGTCATCTCGTCGAAGCTGAAATCGTTCTCCGCAAGAAGCCGGCCGATTTGTTTCACGCCCATCCGGAGCGATTGACCTACAGGATCCTCGATAAGCTGATCGCCGCGCTTGACCATCGCGTCCAGTTCATTGAGCGAAAATGCCCTGAGCTGAGCCGCCGGTATCCGGTGCCGTTCGTGTTCTTCGATAGCGTCAAGAATGGTCGCCAAAGCTGATGCGAGCTGCCGAGCGTGATCTTTCATAGTTTCCTCACTGGCTGATCAGTTCAAGTTCGGGGATGTAATTGAAAATCGTTCGACCGCGTCGGCCGGTCACACGATGCCTGATCTTCCCTACATCGACGATGGTTTGGCCGTTGACGTGATCGCCCTCGATCTTCACGCCATAGTCCGCCTTGTTCACCCAGTGGGAACTGTCAGCGGCGTCATAAAGCGAGAGCGATCCGATGCCCTTCAATCCACCCTCTTTCGTCGGGTGGATCACGACAATCACCAGCACGTTGTAGACCCGCGCAAAGCGCTTCAGCTTCTTGACCGCGCGACCGACGTACTCCGTCAGGCTCTCGTCTCGACGCCGCTGGTGTTCGAGTTCGTTCCATGGATCGATGACCAGCATATCGAGTCCATAGCGGACGACCGCATCGGCTGCCCGATCCAGGAGCCAGTCGACAGTCGGATCTTCTTCGTCATCATCGAGCTCGCAATGAAAGAACACGAATTGCTCGTTTATGAAGCGATCAGCCTCACGGACCGCGGGATCCAGAAAGTGAGTGATGGCGCGCCCAAGGAAAGCGGTCCGGATCAGCTTCTGCATGTACGGCTTGACCTTCATTTCGAAGGTCGCGACTCCGACCCGCCAGCCGTGGTTTCTCGCCACGTTGGTCGCGAGTTGCGTCGTCCATGTAGATTTTCCCGATCCCGGAATGCCCAACACGGTCATGAACAATCCGCGCTCGAGCATCAGACCGGCCATCCCTTCCTGCACCGGGAGGTCAAGCCTTCCCCAACCCGTACTCACGGGGTTCATCGGGGGCGGCTCCGGGAAGTCGCTCATGCGATAGACGCCCTTGATAGGGTACGGCATCGCGTTCGCGATCATCGTAACGATCGCAGAAGCCCCATGCTGCAACAGCACCTCATTCGCGTCCGGCTTCTTCGCCAAGCAATTCGGATATTGAACGAACGAGCAGCGGACATGACCGAGACGCCGCGCCAGTTCCTCCCGAAGACGGCGACCTGGTCCGTCGTCGTCGGTCATGAGGACAAAGCGTTTGATCTTCTTCAACCGATCCCAATTGTTCACCAGGAACTTGAATTTGTCGTCGTTGTCGGGATCGATATCGTCCGTGCCGAGCGGCACGGGCGGCAGATCCCTGCCCTGCGCGTCCTTGTCCGGTGGCGCACCGTCCGGAACTGAGACCACGAACGGATAACCAGCGCTCTGAACAGCAAGGCAATCCGGCTCTCCTTCGACGACAACCAAGGCCGCCGAGCCCTCCGAGAGCTTCGGATCGTCGAGCACATCCGAGTTGTAGAACGTCCGCCGGCCATTTGGCCGCTGCCACATGACCTTTGATCCATCGGCCCGCGGCCGCGCTCGATATTTGGCCGCAACATCGATGCCGTTCTCGAAGTACGGGAAAACCAGGATGTCGCCGGACACGTCCGGGACAACGGAGCTTTCATCGCCAATGGTGACGCGCTTGCCGCTGAAGATCCCCATACGTGCGACGATCTCCGGATCGATCGCCCGCGCCTCGAACCACTCCGCTGCCCTTGGACTGAGCATCATAGCTTTTGCCGCCTTTCCAGCCGCAATTTTTGCAATTGAAGAAAACCCCATCGTTGTCGATCAACACCGACAAACACGGGTCCCGCTTGTGCTTCCGCTGCATGGAGCAGTTCGGGCACAACGTTTTCTGGTTGCCGTGCCGCGGTCGACGCAGCACGATCCGGAATTCATTGAGAATCTCCGAGGGCGTCCTCAAATCTGCGGCCTCCCCTGAGGAGCACCACCATTCGGCCTGAACGCCCGGGATTTTCGGAGCCAGTTTTGGCCCGCCTGTCGCCAATCGGCGAATACGGTCCCTTTCGCTCTGTGGTGCCCGATGAAGCCCTCAAACTCGTCAGCTAGCTGGGGCTCGCCGAATTGCTTCTCCCGCCCGTACTCGAAGAACGCCGAGCGCAGCGCATCGAACTCGAAGCTGGTAGGGTCCGGCATCGGAGAGGTCGCCGGCTTCCGTCGCCTTCCCTGAGGTGACGAAGCTGGCTCGCTTGGCGCCTCTGGCGCAGCGCTAGCTATAATCTTTCTCTTCTTACTTATTTCTCTTTCTATATTGGGATAGCGCTCGGATGCATTCGGGAATCCCGTTGGGATCGCATCTGGATCACTGTTGGGAATCCCGTTGGGATCGCTTTGGGAATCCGAAAGAGCACACAGCACATACTTCTTCTTGAGCGACCGGGAATGCGGATTGAGCGCCGACAGAAGGACGGCCATTTCCCTAATTGCTTGATTTGACGATGTTTCGTTGTGAGTAAGGCCCCACCGCTTTGCATTGCCAGCCTCGCTCGACTTGCGCTTTCCCATCTTCATCAGACCGGCAGCGAGAGCCTTTTCTGCAATTACTGGATGGTACAAACGACCATCATTGCAGAGCACCCACCCGCGCAACACCACGTCGCGAATTTGCTTCCAATTTCTCAAACTTTTTCTAAATTCGGCCAAACGCACGAGCTGATTGTCGTCGCTCGGCAGGCTCGCCGCCGGCACCTGATGGTAGCTCTTGAGCCAAAGAATGAGCCCGGCCCGGAATTGCTCGGCGTCGGCGATAGCGTGAAACTCGGACCCAAGCAGACGGGCGATGTCGATCGGAAGATAAGGAAAGTCGCGCAAATCAAGATAACGCGGCGTGAGCGGTTCGGTCATTGCGTCGCGCCATTCCGTTCTGCATAGACAGAGAGAAAACGAGCCCATGCTCGGCCAGCAGCAGCGGCATCCTTGATGTCGAGCGAGGACAGGGCTCGCTCGCGAGCTTCGCAGAATTCGCGCCAGCGCCGTTCCGGCACGGTTTCAAGCTTCTCGATCTGGGCACTCACGGACGTGCCTCCGTTTCCAGCGTCGGATCGATCCACAGCGCCAGGCGCTCAGCACCGGCAGCCCCAGCAACACTGAGGCTCAGCAATGCCCTAGCGATGGACCGGCGCGCTCGCTGCTTCCAGGAGACGTTCGAGCCGCGCAATTCTGTTTCGGAGTTCGGAAAGTTCATTCTCTGTCCCGGTGGCGTGCGCAGGCTCCGCGAGAGCGCGCAACTGTTCGACTTCTTCCGCACGCAAACGCACGCGCTCATCCCGATACCAAACATCCCGGATGCGACCCGCGGACCAGCCGGTCAGCTTGCGCTGCAGGCGATGCAGCACGCCCTTGATCGACTCGTCAGCGTGGCGAGTGCCTGCGATCTGTCGAAGCAGATCGGCGGCCTCGTCCAAAGTCGCTGCACGCCCCACCATTTTTTTATTCCGTGAAAGCTTGTCGGATTTTTCCGAAGCCATCCGTGGTTCTCCTGTCTCTCGAAAGGAGATGCCCGCGGATGGCCTGGGTACACCTAACGCAACATACGCAACGCATACTGGAGAACGTCGACCCGTCGTGTCGGTCTGGAAAACTCAACGGCGTGTCGAAAATGGAAAGCAGGCGCAGCGATCATGCGCGCACCTCAGAAGGATCTTGCAATGAATGCTCGTCGACATCGCCGTCAGCCGGCACCACGGACGCGCCAGCTTCACCTGGCTCTAGCGATCGCGCGGTATCGGGCGTGGGACGCTGATCTGATTGAGAAGCACGGTCCGCTGTACTATCGGCGGATGGGTTTTTCGGTGCATTAGGCGGTGGGTATAGGTCTGGCCGCTGAATATGGCGCGGGATCCCGGTCAATCGCTCGACCTCTAAGACCCGGCGAAATGGCACCCGCTTCCACTGAGATATAGCTTGAGGCGTGATCTCCAGGCCGGCAGCCAGAGCGTCACCAGTTCCGACCTTTTTGATTGCTAGCAGGAGCGCTTCATCTTTTTCAGCCATGAAGGAATATAAAGCACAGCTTGAGTCAAAAGTAAAGCTATGCTTTGTTTACAGTGTAAAGCAATGCTTTATCATACTGAAATGGATACGAAATCGATCGGAAGTCGCATCGCCGAAGCTCGAGCTTTTGGCATCGGAAGGCGCGTAACCCAAGCCGAATTGGCGAACGTCTTGGGTGTCACCCCGCAAGCGGTATCAGGCTGGGAGCGTGGCGAGTCGACCCCTGAAGCCGACAAGCTTACAACAATTGCCAATTTCCTAGGAGTGCCCGTCGGGTGGCTTTTAGGAGGTGAAGCCGTGAATATTGCACCAACCCCAAATGACCGCCTAACTGCATTTGTACGGTTGTTGGACACAGTACCGGCGAGCAAGCTATCCGCTCCGATGACGCCGGCCGCGCTAGATCAGTTTCCTCTACTCATTATGAATGATCTCGGTCGTGGCGAATATATCGCGCTGACCGTCCAGGGGGATTCAATGGACAGGCTCTCACCACAAGGATCGATCATCGCTGTGAATAAGGCTGATCAGATCCTGGTGTCCGGAAAGCCTTACGTGTTCTGCCACCGTGGGAAGGTGGCGTACAGGCTGTGGCGCTCAGATCCCTTTCGTCTGCAGCCGCACTCGACCAATCCAGCACACGAACCGATCTATCTCAAGGACAAGGCTGAAGCCGAACAAATCGTCGTGGGGCGGGTCAAGCGCACAATGCTGGACCTGTAACCCGGCGCCTAGATCGAACAAATATAAAGCAACGCTTGACCCATAACTAAAGCTATGCTTTATATGCTCCATCAAGTGGAGCTTGCCGATGATCCAGAGCCTTCCGCAGCGTCACCTGCTGCTTCATCCCCAGACTACCCAATGCGCAAGCTCGCTTCCGCGCGAAACTGCATCACCAGATGATCGCCTGCCGACATTTGGCGAGGTCTGCAGCTTCATCGAGCGGGATGCCGCCGCGGCCTGGGATCGCCTGACGCCGGAGCAGCAGCGCAAGATCGGCGCCCTCGCCGTCGAGCTCGCCATCGTCGGCGGCAGCACCAAGTTCGATCTCGGCTGGACGCTCAAGCAGATCGACGCTGCAGACGTCCGCACTGACGATCTCCTCCAGTCCTTCTACGAACAGTCCGAGCCGCTCTGGGCCGACTTCTACGGCTGGAGGGCGCAATGACAGTGCGCTCCCAAGCCATCAAGCTGATCGGCGTCGACGATCGCTTCACCGAGACCGGCCACGTCGTCGTCGAGGTCGGCGGCGCCTACCCTGAAGTCGTGATGTTCAACGGCGATCCCTTCATCGCCACCGGTGATCGCCCGGCCATCCCGGATCCGACTATGCCGCTGCAGTACCGCAAGGTGCGTCCCTTCCGCTTCGTGAGGAAGGCGCTCCCGTGAGTTCGATCAACCACCTGCAGACTTCTCAACCGCCTGCGGCTTGTCCGACGCTCATCGAAACTATTAGCAAGGGCTATGGCAATGAACGAAACTAACACCGCTGCACAGACTGCCGAGACAACAACCGTCATCGATTTTGCGCATACCGGCAAATCGCGGTCGCCGCGGCGTGGCGTCAAGAAGCGCCCGTCCCATCCTGACGCCGATCTAATCGAAAACTGCATCGAATGTGCAATGCAGATCACTGCCGGCAAGGCGCCCTACAAAATCGATCCGACGGATTCCGAGTTTGCAGCATTCTGCGACGACATCTGCCGATCGCGTGCAGATCGGGCCCTTCGTGCAGTCCTCGATATGAGTCCGTCGACGCTAGATGGTCTTCGCGCGAAGGCGGGACTTGTCGAGGTCGTCATGGAGGACTGGACGGACTATCCCGGCGGGGTCCAGTTCGACGAGCTGCAGACCACGTTCCTTCTCTCGCTCGCGAAAGACGTCATTCGCTTTCAGCGCGCGGCAATGGTCGAAAAGACATCGCACCTGACTTTTTCAGGCGCTGACAAGTAAGGGGACATCACATGCAGACCGCTGTTATCACGATTGAGCGCGAACCGACGCGCGTAGCCCGGCGTTCACCCACCAAAACAACTTCGCCAGTCCCCATCATTGTCCCCGCGCTAGTCACGGCGCGATACCCTGAAGCGATCTTCGGCAAGCTGCCGCCCGGGTTCGTGCTCAAAGACCAACATATCAGCGTGCTGGTCCATTGGCACAGAAAGGCGATGAAGGCTGTCAACGATCTTCCGAAAGGACGTAGCGGCGACGATCTCACCGCGGCGATGGCGATCGCAAACGAAATTTTTGACGCCATCAAGCAGGCACGCGTAACCAGCCCCGGAATGGTTGCCACCCAGATGTCGGCTGTGGTTGAGCGATTCCGTTTTATGGGGAACGACGACTCCCTCGATGAGGAGCTGGGCGTCCCTGACTTTCGGCGCTTCGCCGAAGCTCTTGCGATCGCTACCGCCATGCCGGTCCCCACCAAGCGAGTTGGGCCACTGCAACGCGGTCGGAAGCTGACGCGCGCAGGCTTATTGCATCGCTATCACGCCTTCCTTATCGGCGAGATCCAAACCTTGAGCCTCGCTCTTTATGGTTCACGAGAATACGCGATGAAGATGCAGCCGCTGGACGATGCGGTGAATGTCAGAGTTCGCGCTGGGTTCAAGGGCGGCAAGTTCAATCCCAGGGCTCGCCGAACCTGCCGATATCCGTTCTTTGATGAGAGCAAGATTTCGGCCCGAGCCAAGGCCGTTCTAGGCAGCTTGAAGATCGACACCAACCGTGCGGACGAACTGGCCGACAGAGCGGTGGCTGCTCGATCGAAAAACGCTCGGTGAGCTCCGATGTCAACGCCGCCCGCTGACATCGGCGCGGCGGGCGCGATGGTCCCTGCCCCAGGATCGTCGCGCCCGTCCCCTGCACCTCAGGATCCCGTCAACCTGAAGCTGGACCTGCTTGTCCACTCTCTCACGGAGGCGCGGGAAGAGAGCTTCCGGCATTGGCGTTCGGCGCGACGCCTGATCTTGTTCGCCACGCTCGTCTCAATCGTGGTGCCAGCGATTTTGGTCGGGATGCTGCGATGAAGATGGGAAACCGCACCGCGGAAGTCGACCAGCCGATGCTGCAAATGCTGCTGTCGGACATCTACAACCAGTTCGAAGGCTCGCAGGAAATGACCGAGTACCGGGATCGCCATAACATCAACTCAGCTGCTGTTCTGACTGTGATCGACGACGAGACCGCGGCGACGTTGGTCGAGCACCTGAAGCCGCGGATCGAGGGAAAGACCGTCGTAGAGATCGGCGGCGGCATCGGCCTGCTTTCCCTTCATATCGCGAGGTTCGCGAAGCGCGTCTACTGCTTCGAAGCCAACCCGCTTTGGTCCTGGACCTTCGCAAAGGTTCTGTTGAGCCAGAAGCCGAAGAACATCTCATACATATTCGGTGCCGCAGACGAATTCGTCGGGACCATCAAGGCCGATGTCGCGGTGATCGCCACCCATTCCGATATCGCCGGGATGAGGCTGGTTGGCCAGCAGTTCGCATCGTCCGTGATCGATGTCTACGGCGAGATCATTGACGCCAATCCGGAAGCCTTTGACCCGTTCGCCCGCCGGGCAAGGTATTACGCCTGAAATCATGGCCGAGGTCGACAAAACCGCCCCTATGAGACTTGCAGACGCTGTCAGGATCGCCTTTCCTAAAGGCGGCATGACGGTCGCCGGACTGCGGCGGGAAATCAACCGAGGCCGGCTAATCCCTGAAAAGATCGCCGGCAAGCACTTTGTGACCTTGGCCGGTATCGAGGAGATGCGAAGGAAATGCCGCGTAGAAGCAAAGGAGCCCGACTCGAGCTTCGTCCTGCCCGGCGTGACGCGTCCGGAAGGATCACCCACCGAGCAACCTGGATCATCCGAGATGGCACCAAGTATCGCGGCACAGGATGCCTTGAGCATGAAGTTGCAAAGGCTGAGCGAGCGCTAAAAACCTACATCGCTGGCAAGTACTCGCCGCAGCGTAAGGAGCGTGACATTGACACGATCCCGATCGCCGACGTGCTGTCTATCTTCGTCGATGATCGGCCGGACCTGTACGGCGACGACGCCCCCGATTCCAAGAAGTACATTTCCAGGATGAAGCGGCTCAACGCCTTTTGGGGCAAGCTCATGCTGGGCGACGTCAACAAGGCGAAGTCCAACGAATACGTCAAGGAGCGCGGCAACAAGGGCGGAGCTCGCCGCGATCTCGAGGATTTGCGATCAGCGATCACCCACCACGCTGATGAGGGCCTGCACCGCGGCATTGTCAAAGTGAAGCTGCCGAAGAAGGGCGAGCCTCGCGATGGATGGTTGACGCGAGACATGGCCGCCAGACTGATCTGGGTCTGCTGGCGGTCCCGGGAGATCCAGACGGTACACCGCGGACCAAACAAGGGGCAGAAGATCGAGACCGAGAAGCGGCCCTTGCGCCATCTAGCGCGGTTTATCGTCATCGGCATCTATAGCGGGACCCGGGCTGGCGCCATCGCCTCAGCCTCGCCGATCGCGGCTATCGGTCGCTCCTTTGTGGACCTCGAGCGCGGCGTCTACTACCGGCGCCGCCAGGGACAGGCACAGACGAACAAGCGCCAGCCGCCTATGCCGATCCCTCCTCGGCTGCTGGCGCATCTCCGTCGCTGGCACGCGCGGGGCATCATCAAGCGCCATTTCGTCGAATTCAACGGCGAGCCAGTGGCGTCGGTCAAGACGGCCTTCGCACGCGCGGTGAAGCTCGCAAAGCTGGGCAAGGGCATCTCGCCACACACCCTTCGGCACACGGCGGCGACCTGGCTGATGCAGAACGGCACCGAGCCATGGCAGGCCGCCGGTTATCTCGGCATGTCAGTGGAGACGCTCCTGCGGGTCTATGGGCACCACCATCCCGACTTCCTGGCCGACGCTGTCGAGAAGATGACGGCCAAGCCGAAGCGGCGATCTACCGCCACAGCTACGCCACATAAACGCAGTGAACAAACCGAGACGAACGTTATCAAACTGCCGAAAAAATCGTGA